ATTCTGTACAGAATAATCAGACTGAATGAATGCCTCGTACTCATAACCATCATGACCAATTATGGCAACATTTTTCTCATCGACGATAAAGGCCGGCAAAATTTGATTCATTTGCTGTTGATATTCAGTTCTTATATTGATTTCGTACATACAGGTCACATAAGTTGGCTTGGGTATCAATATGGTCTCATACACTATTTTTTTATTCATAGACGGACCTGTTTCATCACCTAAGATTGGTCTTTTGTTCTCATCGGCATTGGCAAAATTTCTTGTTTTTTCCTGCTTGATTATTTTTGTAATCGCAACTCTACTTCCATCTATGGCAGAATCAGGTGGATAATAGGATCTATAAGAGCCTCTGAAATCTGCATCCCGGGACATACTTGTACGACTTACAGTCATCAAAGGTAATTTTAGTTTTCCGACACTGTCTCTCAAATCTTTGTCATTTTTTATTTGATAAGATCTTTCTGCCCCTAACCATATGACGGGAACTTTACTATTCCCTTGGTTTGTCCTAGCATATATATTCAAGGTTTCATCTACAAATCTTGTAACTGCCATATCAATTGTTTCAAACGTTGAGGCAGAACCTAATATCTCACTCGGCATTGAATAATCCCTCTCTTGCTCTTATACATTCCGCTTGTATTTCAAAACGAGATTCTGGTTGGCCAAATAATAACTTCGGCTCAATCAATTTTACTATTTCATAAAATATGTCACCAAATCTTACAAAATCACCTTCTCTTACAAAAAGGTTTTGGTCTTCGGTCAATCTTCGCTTGTGAAAATTTATTTTTATTTTGGTTGCTTTATCTATGGCAAAGTTGTCCATATCAGAAGTCTCAACCCCTTGGTACTCTACTAAAGCAAAGACTCTCACTGGGTGTAAGAAAGTTTTCTCAATTGCTTCTCCGTAGAGAGAGTGGTAATCTGTATGGTCAATGTCAATGGGAAAATAAAGTACTTGTTGGCCAACAACGCGCTCTATGATTTCATCATTGACTTGTTTTACTAAATCCTTTTCTTTTTCTCCAAGGAACATTGGAGGGGGAGGCTGGGTTGGTCTTGTCCATTTGCTCATTTATTTACCCCACGTATATCTTGAGAGGTGCTTTGGCAACAATCGCGTCTGTGTTTTCTACAAATGCTTTATCTGTTTCTGCTAATTTTGCATACAACATTTCATCAAGTTGTTTGTTCAATTCTTCCCTTAGTGTAGTTTGTTCGGTAGCCGCTTGCCCAAGCAAGTCGGATGCGTTCAAGGAGACATTATCACCGGGAATAGGTATTGATCCTCCAAATTTTCCTCGAATCTGCCCTAGCGTTTCTTTTGATAAAGCCAAGGCAAATTTTCTGATCCATTGCTGGCCCATTGAGTTGATGCTATCAAAAGGTAGGTTCTCAAATGGCATATTATTTACATTGTTTACTCCACCAACACCAGAATCATATGAGCCATCTTCATAAACATTATTGCTTTCGATAGTAAATCTAAACCAAAATTTGTTTGGTGTAGCCCCACTGTCAGGAGTGGGATATAATCTAAGTTTATTGTCATTTATCTCGTAAGAATAATGAGATGTCCTAGTATATAAGTGATCTTCGTACTGTATCGCCTGTATTTTGTTTTGCCATACGGGAATTATGTTGAAACTTGAATCATCAGCATATTGCCCATAGGTGTGATAATCACCAACAACATTCAGTCCCCCATAGTATCCGTAGAATCTCCACATTTGTCTAGGGGTAACGTAATACACCTGTCGGATCTTTATCCTTTTGTTCCCAACTAAGTCTTGGTAGGGAACATATCCTTCCCCAGCCGCCGAGGAACTGACAATGTGTTGTAAATCATAATCTTGCTGCCCAGTGACGGTATCAAAAGAAGCAGAATAAAGAGGCTCGGTTCCACCAACAAGGGCTTCTGATGAAAATTTATCGGCTACCCTGAAAGCATAATCAAAAACAAACTTAGGATATTTTGTTGATTTATCATCTGTGCCGCTTATATTACCTTTGTGATCAAAGGAGCCTGTCTCGCTCCCTAGAGCGCTCCCTAGAGCGTTTCTCGCTTGATGTAGGTTCACGATATAGGAATACTCCAGCACGGCCTCCTCGTAGTGATTATAGACGTTGTCTGCTGTCAATTCAATGTCCAATACATCACCCCCTAATCTCTTATATGTGTAAGCAACTTGTGCTGCAGCACCAGATAAAAATGTATTGGTTGAATAAAAACCGATAGCCAATGAATCAGAAACATCAGACTCTGATCCAGTCGATGGGAGAACAATAGCAGATGTATTTGAACTCGGTGTTAGACTGGGAAACGACATAGAAAACCCTCCGCTAACTCTAATTAGTTGTCATTAATAGAAAACCTCCGATGCAATTTATACACCGGAGGTAGAGTAACACACACACACATTATTTCTTGGAGGAGATATTTGATTTAGTTGTTTTTTTGGCTCTCGTAGTTGTTTTACGAGGAGCGCGTTTTTTTGTTGTTTTCTTTACCTGAGCCTTTGGTGCCTCTTTCTTGACTTCAACCGGCTCGGCTGCTGTCTCAAATTTTGGCTCCTCGAGAACCACTGGTTCTTCTACAATCGGCTCAGGAATATTAGTTTTTAATTCTTCAATTTTTTGTGAGTTATCTACAACAAGAGTAGGCTCGGGAGCAACATTTTGTTCCCCCAATAGCCTCGCTCTTCTTGCGTATACTCGTGCTCGCTTTGCTTTACGACCCATTAGTTACCTCTTATGCAAACGCTATGAGCGCATCGCCGCCTACAAAAATCGCAGCATGCACATACCAGTTAGTACCATCTGACCAGAACTCAAATTTAGATCCGGGAAATAATTTATCAGAACCACCAGCACTCGAAGAAGTTACTTTTATAAGCGTGTGTGATGCTGACGTAGAGTGAATTGCTCTCACATTAGTATCACCATTTTTCATGTAAGTTCCGGAACCTTCCAAAGTCTCTCCGCTAGTTTGAATTGTCACCAATGTAGCGGCAGTATGTAAGGTGTGTTTGCTGCCTACGATAAAAGTAAAGTACGCACCTTCTTGTGCATCAGGCAACGTAATTGTTAATGATTTAGCATCTAGTAAATATAATTCACCAGTTTCAGCCGTGGCAATAGTTTTTGAGGCCGTAAGGGCTTCTGTTCTTTGTCGACTTGCGACTCTTGCCGCTCTTGCAACTCTTGACATAATATATTCTCCTTCAAATATTAATAAATTATGTGGGTATTGGACCCAATTCATATGTAAATAGTTCATAGAATAAGAAAACCCCCGATCCGAAGACCGGGGGTATCTTTTTTTGGTCTAACCTAGAGGTTAGGATCCAGACTCGCCAAGAAGTCCACGGCAGATAACCATTCCGTACATATCTGGACGGACCATTTTCTTCGCATAACGAGTCATTACACCCTTACGAGGAACAAAGTCTTCTGGTCCAAAGATGGTTGGAGTTGTTTGGAGAGGTACATACGGAGCATATACATACCCAGACTCAAGGAAAGAATTTCCTTTACGTCCAACAAGGATACCATTACGTGGGAAGTAAGGATCAACGATAACGTCAAACTTACGATTCAAAGCACCAACTTTGACAGCGCCAATTTCGCCTTTGTCAGCATCAGCAGTAACATTAGCACGGAATCCAGCAGTGAATTCTAGAATGTTAGCAACTTCAGGAGAGGTAACGATATAGTTAGCACCACCACGAAGAGTCTTTCTGTGAATTTGAGCAGAAACATCATTGATAGTTTCAATGAGAGTCTCGTACCATTCAGAAACAGTTCCGGTGAAGTCAGGAGCAGCAGAAGTTGCACCAAGTTCAGCACCAGTTTCGCGGTTTACAAAAAGACCCGGAGAGCGAGACCAGTAGTAAGTAGCAGCAGTAGCGCCATTTACGAGGTCAGCAAGGATCTCACGATCGATTTCAAGAGCAATTTGCTCAGAGAGGATAGATGTCAATTCTACTTCAGCATCCAAGTTGTGGTAAGCGTTCAAGTCTTGTCCCAATTCAGGAGTCCACTTTGCTTTCAACTTCTTGGTTTGTGCTGTAATAGCAGTTGAATCTACCTTGATATCGATCTCTGGAATGAATTCGTTTCCTTCCAGTGCCATATCGTCCATCTCTAATGCTCCAAGACCTGCGCCTGCTTTAAGTCTATCTTGAACTGGGCAAGACTGAAGACCAGCAGCACCAAAGTTATTTGTAAGTTGAAGCGCACCACCGACAGTAGAAGAACCAGCGTCGACGAAAACCAAACGAAGTGCTTTTTTAC